AATACCATAAGAATCCAGATGCTCCTTGTTCAGATGTAACTTCGATCCATCCAATTTGAGCCATGTCAGAACCAGAAACAGAATATTTGTCTTTGATAATGATTGGTTTGTTTTGGAAAATAAAATCATCAGCTTCTAAAGAACCTTGCATTCCATTTACACCTTTTGCAAATTCAGAACCGTATACAAAAATATCACATGAAGTTGCTGCTGCCATTGCTTGACCGCCACCTTCATAGTATGCAATTGTTACTACGTTTGGATTTGCAGCCGTTGGAGCTACAGAAATAATACCTTTGTTCTGTAAAGTTGAACCAGCTGTATTATCAGATACCATTACAGTTTGACCAGCTCTAAGAGCAGCCTGACTTGATGTACCACCTAAAGCTGGGTTGAAGTTTGAGATGTTATTTGGAATAGTCCAAACAGCAGCGTCAACTCCAGCAGCAGCTGCTGATGTACATGCTTGATATTTAGTGTGTAATCTTCCTTGTTCTGCCCATTTGATAAGGTCAGACGTTGAAGGCATTTCAGCTCCTACCATTCTTAAGAATGATGCTACTGATCTGTTTCCATAACGCTCAAATTCCTTTTCATAAGTATCTGGAAGATACTGATTCAAGAAATCAAAGTTAGTTATGTAGTTTGTTGATAAAGGAGTTTGCTGCGCACTTGGCTGCAAGTCAAATCCTGGGGCTACATTTACTGCCATAATTTTGTTTTTTTTAATTAATTATTTTTTCTACTTCTAATTTTGAGTCCTCTTCCGCTATCACTACTTGATCCCATTGGTCTTATCGTAATTCCATTTTTTGAAACCGATTGAGACTGTTGTCTAATATCCATATTTATGTTTTTTGATTTTCTCGAAACATTATCTACGGTTGCAGCAACACCCTGTTCATAAAAGTGTTTGGCAAACTTATCAGGATTCATAGCAACCGAAAAGGCTTTATGGTATCCTACAGGATCGTTTATTAAACCATCATTGTCCATAAATTTGTTAACGAAATTGTTAACGTCAGATTGAACATTTTTTAGTTCTTGTGCATCCCCTGGTTTAAAAGAAATATTTTTGTCACCAACTGAAAATTCAAAACCTTTGAATTCGTTGTTAAAAACCGACTCGGTTTTATCTAAGAAATAATTATACCTCTTTTTGTTTAGTTCTTCAATACTTTTAGATTCCTCTATGTACTTTTTATATGCATCCAAATCATCTACCTGATCTTCAGATAACCCATCCCCACTTGACTCAAGAGGAACTTTATATTTATCTTTCTGTTCATTAAGAAATTTCTTTGCTTTCGAAAGTTCTCTTTTTTTAGCTAATTTTATTTTTCTAATATCCTTTTCATCATCTAAATCTTCATCAAAAGAAAATTTATCTGAAATAATATCTTGGATATCTTCTGAGTCTAAACCATCTTCAGTCGACTCATAATAATTAGCAAGTATAGCATTATCTTCCATACTATCAATGTCTTTTTGTAATTTATAAAAGTCATTAATACCACGTCCAGTTTCCTGCTTATATTTTAAATATTTTGACACATCTTCTGGCAAGTCCTCGTTTGCTTCTTTTTCAGCAAACAATTCATCAACAGAATTGATATCCTTATTGTATCTTTTTTTAATATATGAAAGAACGTCAGTATCAGTAAATTCTGCAACTGATTCTTCACTATTTGTTTCTTCAACCAATGTTTCTTCGGAAGGAGAATTTATTTCTGTACGCAAATCTACTTTTTCAATAGATTTATCTTCTGCTACTTTTGGCTCAAATTGTTCTTCGTGTTGTTTTAACAACGTTTCCTCAACTTGCGCTCTTGATTTTTCTTCGACATTTGCGTCTACTGCTTTTACTGTAAATTCCATTTGATTTTATTTTTTACAAAGTTAATACTAATTTAATTATAATTTTAAGCCTTTTATCGAGGATTGAATTCTGCTAAATCAAAACCATCTAAACTGTCTTCATTAGACTCAAAGTTTATAGCTGGTAAGTCTCTCTTTTTTTGTTCTATCATTTTTGATGTTTGAGTAGATTGTTGACTTATCCTACTATCCTTTGCGTTCTCTCTTTCTGTTTCTCTACTTTGTAAAGCTGTAGACTCCAAACCTTTTAATTGCATTTGCATTTGAAACTCTACTTGCATTAATTGTTGTTTTAATTCAGCTTCTCTTTGAAGTTTTTGTATTTCAAAACCAACCTCCGCTTCTTTTAATGCCATCTTAGATTGAACTTCAGCTTGCTGTGTTTGCATAGCCATTTGTGCAGCAGCTTGTTGAGCTGAAGCCTGCATTTCTGCTTGCATTTGTTGTTGCTGTTGCATTTGTTGCGACTCCCTATCTTGTTTAGCTTTTCTTTTAACTTTTAAAAGTTGATTAGCCATTTTTATATTAGCTATTTCTCTAATATCAATAGCGTCTTCTAAACTAATATTTTCTTTAGATAAAGCCATTTGAATGTTTTGTTCTAACATTGCTTTCTGCTCTTCATCTGGCATAAGGTCAATAAAAATACCAAAATCATATAAATACAAATTTTTAATATCTTCTATTATACTTAAATTATATTTACCTATTTGCATTGCAAACTCATCTTTGAAATCTGCAAACTCTAAAACATCTGCGGTTCTAATAGCTAAACATTCTGCTAAAGTTTTTGTAATATATAAACTTGCATTTAAAATATGCCTGGTCGCTACATTAGAATTTAACGCTGCTAATTTTTGAACGCCAACTAATGAATTAGGATCTGGACTTGAGCCATCACGAGCTTCGTTTAATCCTGTTACAGACCTAATCATATCCATGTAATGATTATAGTTACCGATAAGCATTTGCATTTTACTTGCACCACTATTTGCAGTTAACTGAGTAATTGGAACTCTTGCATTATTGTATTCACCATCCTGCGTGTAACTTCTACCAATAACACTACCTGTTTGAAAATATAATCGTAAAGCATCCTCTGGATTATAAGCATTACCAGTTCCTAAGTCAACTTCATTTAATCCATCAGCATCAATAAAAACACCATCTGGAACTACTCTTGATACTACTTGTTGTATTTTTAAATGACTAATTTGAATTAAATCAGCAAAAGGTATCATTCTTCTTACTAAAGACTCTAACTGTCCTTTGTACATTTTTGGCGCACAAGCTACGTAGTTAGGCATAGCATATTGACTTGCTGATTTTGGTCTCACCATATTTTCTCCAAGTTTCCATTGAAGCATAATATTAGTTCCCATAACCATAACACCATCATACCATACGTCAATAGTTTTAGTAACTTTTTCAAAGTTACCTTCATCCATCATTTCTTGAGGTGGATTAAATTGATCATCCTTCTCAACAGTCTTAAATGTTCCATCTGGCATACTTTTCTTTTTATAGACAAAAGTATGTGTGGTTTTGTAGTTAAAATATAATAATGTAGCAGTATCTCTATGAAACATACTGTTTTCATAAAACTGTTGTGAATTATAATAATCATACCAAGACTGACTGTATTTAGAGATTTCAGATAAATCTTCATTAGTCAATGATGGATCAATTTTAATTAACTCAGTTATTGGAACTGTTTTAATTTCACCCCAGTAAAAAGTGTCTTTAAAATATGGATCTTCAGTATAGCTATATACCACATTTGCTGGATCTACATATTCTACTCTTACACCTTCTCCTGGCAAAAAAATATGTTTAGCCATTCCAATACCTAAACACGTAATATCGTAATCAACTCTTTTTCTTGTGTCATTATAATGACTTGCTTGAAATAAAGTGTCAATAGCTTCTTCAGTTGCAATTTCAATAGCAGGCTTGTAATTCATATTCATGAATAACTCTAACTCTGCATCTGTTTCAGGTAATTCTTCTTCTTTAGTTTGAAATACATTTACACCAAAATCAGATTCAATTTGTTGAAGCAGGGGTTTAGCCAGCATATCACCCTCAATCATTTCTTGATATTCGTTTCTTTTTTCTGCTGATAATGCATCTTGAGCAACAGCCTTTATTTTAAAAAGTCTGTCATTCATTCCGTTAACTACAATGTCAACAAATTTTGGAATAATAGGAACTGGTGTCCAATCTAAATTTAAATAACTTAGATCACCATCAATTGCTAATTCGTTTTTATATTTAGATACAGACTGTTCCCCACGAGCATATAATCGTAAACGATTAAAATCACCCCATTGAGAATAAAACCTACACGATCCACTATCTCTTCTAAACCATTCATATTGTATTGCTTGTCCAACTTGTAGTCCAAACTCCACTGAATCTTTAACGGAGTCAGATGCAAACTGGTCTGGAAATGCAGAGGCATTTACTTGTATCTTTACGTCTTTCATTTATTAAGTAATTGACTAACTGAATTCTTATTATTATATCTTGCAAAGTTAATGCTTATTTTCGATTTTTCTTTAGCTGGTGTGTACAAGTGTTTTTGATTAGCCATTATTGCTAACCCTGAACTTATTGACGCATCAAACTTAGTTCGATTATTAATATCAAACTTTGCCCAATCTTCTAATGTTCTTTGAAAATACATTACACCCATCTCATCATCATTTCTATAACTTTGAATTAAATCTAATCCTACATGTTTTTCTATGTATGATTCTATGGCAGAAGCGTGAGATTGCTTTACATCTTCACTTGAATTTGGAATTCCACCTAATTCTTTTTCTGTTTTAGATAATTTATTAAATGTTTTATCAGGTCTATTTATACTAAACCCTCTATAGCCTCTATTTTTAAAATGATATAATAAACGTGGTTTATTATTTTCACATAATATTGGCATTCCATAAAACACACAAGCCATTAGTATTTCTTCAAAAAATATTTCAGCAGTCTGAGGACGTGCTATGTATTCTAAAAAAAACTCGTTGCTTGGAGCGTTATCCATATTAAATTTAGTCATACCATGCAAAGAACCGTTAGATCCTTTACCAACTACAACTCCAGAAATGTCATATGAGTCACAACCAAACGAACCAACATGTTCATTGCCTGGATACTTTCTCCCATTTTTTATTGTTACACTATTTTGTAACGACCTTTCTGGTAACCAAGATACGAAAAATCTTCCTCTTTTATCTGGACTCCAAATAACCTTGGTGTCTTTAATTCCATTTTCCCAAGAAAACGAACCTTGAGTTATATTACGTCCTATTATTAATGAGTCATTATAATCAATTTGTTGATATATTTTAGTTAAATTAAAAAGAGATTGTTTACTTTCATCTCTAAAGGCATGTGACTCTGTTCTTGGGAACTGTCTATAAAATTCGTTTAAAGCATCTGGATCATTAGATAATGAATCAACTTCATTTTGCCAATAGTTTATAGCACCTTGAGTTATCATTTCCCCATCAATACCCAGGCTGGGTATTTTAGGGTTTTCAAAAACAGGCATACCATACATATCAATAAATCCTTCCATGTTCCATTCCATAGGAATAAAAAGTGAATATAAACCACTTTTAGTTTGACCATTTGAATTACGGTTAGCGCAATCAGAATCGTTATATAGTTTTTTAAAATTAGCTCCACCTTTATCTAATGCATTAGATGTTGAACCCATCATACATTTTCCAACAATTTTACTACCTAATCTTAAACATGTTTTTGTAACACGCCAGTTATTTAAAATATTATCAGGTCGTTCCCATTTACCACTTTCATCATGTAATAGTAAACGTAATTTTTCACCATCATAACTATTGTCTCCAGTGTTCTTCCAGTCAATTGTAGTATCTAAACCTTCTAACTCTTGGTCTTCAGTTAGATACATATTTTTTTTTGTAATTTTAGATGCAGGAACTCTGTAGGCTAATTCTGTTTTTGGTTTATCCATACCATCCTGAATAGGTTTAAAGAAAAAAGGATAATTATTAGATATAGGAACAATCTTATCAGTAAACATTTTTTTAGCATCTGCTCCTGTTTTAGATAATATACCTATACGTGCATCTTTTGTTATTGTACCAGTATTAACTCCTTCACAGGAGGCCATAAATGAAAATCCAGAACGTCTAATTTTTAAATAGTCCATTCCAAAACATCTTTTGTCTGCTTTACAGGCTTCCCAAAAAATATAAAATATTCTATTTGCTTCTCTAAAGTCTGGAGATCCAATATCAATTTTTGTCCATTGCAAGTACATGTAGTGTGTACCTGTAATATACGTTTGCTTTCCATTATTTAAAAACCAAAAACCTTGTTCTCTAAAGTTAAATTCATTTTCAACATAATCTACCCATTCGTTTTTAAAACTTGCAGGTGTTTCATGCCATTGAAATATTGATTTTATTCTTGATAATTGTTTTGGTAAAATTTTATTTTCCCAGTATTGTTCTTCTTTTTTAGTAGACCTTTTAAAAACTTCTTTAGGAATTTTAGGTAATGCTATATTTAAACCACTTACATTTATTATACTTTCAATTTGACCTGTTTTTGAAATTACAACAAAATTATATTTTTCATTATATCCATAGGCCCATGTACGTGCTTTGTTTTTAGTTGTCAAAACATTTTTAGGAACTATATTTTTAAGTTCTATATATAATTTACTTTGATCTTGATTCTGCAAATCCTTTTGGGGTATTATTTATTTTAGTATCAACTCCTTCTATTAAATCTTTTTCTTCTTGTATTTTTTTTATAATCTCAAAAGCATCCATAATACAAAGTTTTTTTGTTGCAGCTGCATTTTTTAATCTATCAGCAGCCAACTCATCATCTTTATCATATTTTATAATATCTTCTTTTGCAACTTTTATAAGTTGTAATACAGCAGACTCACCAGCTTTTATAATCTCTTTTTTTATGTTTTGTATATCCATCTTTGTTACGATTATATTTTATTTTTGCTTTATCTGTTTTTTCAAAAAAGTCATTATTTTTTTTTG